TCAATTTGATTTAGAGGGTATGGCAGGTCAAGGTCAAGAGTTTACAACAGCTCGAGACCAAAAACTTCCAATGTTAAAAATACTTTATGCTAACTCTCCTGTGTTAGATGAAACAGATGGTAAATTTGTTGAGTCTGCTAGACAGGGTGACATATGGAGTGAAACATCTGGTACTGTGTGGAAAGGTAAAGAAGGTCTGATAGTAGCACCATGTCTTTACATAAACACATTTAATGAGTGGAAGGATAAAGGTGAAGGTTTAGGAAGACCTGTAAACATACATACTGATCCTGCAATTATGTCTGAGACTACAAGGTCTGCAGATAATAAAGATAGATTGCCTAATGGTAATTATATCGAGGATACAGGAAATCATTTTGTTTACATATTGGATAAAGATATGAATCCAATTGAACAAGCCGTCTACTACTTATAAACTGAGTACAACTAAGGAATCTAATTCTAAGAACTCATGGTATGGATGGGTAATAGAATTTAATTCATTCTTAAATCCTACTGAGCATCTAAAAGTATTAGAAGCTACTCAAGGGTTTTATAAGAGTGCAATGAAGAGCGATATCTTTGGTAAGGTAGACTTCTCACAAGAGAATCAATCTCAAGGCAATCAGGTTAAGGAAGCAACTCCGTTTTAATTAATCATGGAGCAAAAACTCTTAAAGATATTTGAGGGTAATTCTGAACTGTTCATCACTACTTCTCTTACGGGGGAAGTAGATGAACGGGGCAAGAAGCAGGTTAAAGTACTCACGGTCCACGAACCTGTTACCCTTGAGTTATGGAAACAACATTTAAAAGGAGAGACACGGATTGGGATAAAACCTGAGAACGGTGACGTGTGTAAATGGGGATGTATTGATATTGATCCCCGTAACTATACTACATTTTCAGAAAAGAAAATTGTAGATATTATAAGAGACAATCAACTACCATTAATTGCAGTAAGATCTAAATCTGGTGGGTTACATTTATTTTTATTTTTAAATGATTGGTATCCTGTCAAAGAAGTTCTTAAAGTTTTGAATGAGTGGAATAAAACTTTTTTCTATTCGGAAGAAGTATTTCCAATGAACAAATGTTTGAACATGCCATACTTCAACATGGATCAAACTACTGAGTTTGCTTACAATGATAACAATACTCCAGTGATGATAAATAATTTTTTAGAAATGATAACTAAAAAAACTGTAACGTTAGAGCAGTTAAATAATATTAAAGTAAAAGAGTATGAGCCAGAGAGTGATTGGAAACATTATCCTCCTTGTGTTCAGAAAATGATTTCAGAAAAATGGGAAGGTAATCACAGAAACGAATTGTTATTTAATGTTGGTGTTCTTGAGATGAAGAAAGCCGATGGCAGCTTAAATGCAAGTGAGATACAAAACATTTTACAGAGAAGGAACTATGAAATATTTACAACACCGTTAGATCCTAAAGAAGTAGAAACACTTGCAAAGTCTATATCTAAAAAAGATTATGCTTATAAGTGTCCACCTAAAACAAATGCAATTGCACCACTATGTAATAAAGATCTATGTAAGTTAAGAAAGCTTGGTATCGGTTCACAAGTACCAGATATGATTGATGACTTTGAAGATGTAGAGTTTATTAGATCCACTAAATCAATTGAATACACATTTAAGTTTCAAGATGAGAAAATAATAATTAACCCAGAAGATATGAAAGATGAAAAATCTTTTAGAGTTAAGCTATTACGTTATGGTATCTATTGGATGACATTACCTAAACCAAAGTCGGGACCATCTCCATTTGAAATGCTTATGGCTACATTAGTTAGGAAAGCAGTTGAGAATGAGAAGATGAAATTTGAAGATACACTTGGAGAAGAGAAATATAATTTTCTTAAAAAATTCTTTGAGAGTCATATTGAAGAAGATGACTTCGAGAAACTACAAGACAATTATGTTATACTAGATTCTAAGACAAACATTTGTTACTTCAAAAAAATTACTTTCGAAAAATTTTTAGGTAGTGATAAAACATTTAAGAGTGCTAGTGAAGCATTGAATTTACTTAATTGTGATAGACATGACTACCATGAAGGTGTTAAGAATGTGTGGTCAGTTATGATGCCTAAGTTTGTTGATTACAAAGTAGCAGAGAAAAAAGAAACAACAAAAACTGTAACGGAGATGGATGACGAATTCCACACAGGAAAGTTTAGAACTTAGAATATTAAAAGATCTTTACCATAAAACAGTAAAGATCTTTGGTCCTCCAGGTACAGGTAAAACATACACACTGATTGAGAAGGTTCTTAAAAGTTATTTAAGAAAAGGTGTAAGGCCAAATGATATTGCTTATCTATCCTTTACTAACAAAGCTGTTAACACTGCAGTCAGAAGAGCCATGGAGTCTTTTCCAAATTATTCTACAGAAGATTTTTCAAGATTCAAAACACTACATACTTATTGTAGAAGATACTTTCCAGAAGAAGTATTTGATCCTAAAGATTGTACAATTGATTTTGCACTACAGACTAAAGTAATTAAGTCTTCAGATAAAAGATTAGCAGATGATAACTTCATGTATAAAGATTGGTCATTAGGAGTCTACAGTAAGGCTAGGAATTTATTAATTGATCCAGAAGAAGCATACAAGATGGAGAGTTATAAAAGAGATTCACTCACAGTATTTAAAAGAAAGATAGATACTTATGAACACTATAAGACAGGTGGAGGAGAGAGATCATTCATAGACTTTGATGATATGATTCAAAGAGCAATAACAGAAGTAGATTTCCCACCACTTAAAGTTTTAATCTTAGATGAAGCACAGGACTGTACCCCGTTACAATGGTCAGTGTTATATAAGATGGCACCTAAAGTAGATAGGATATATCTTGCAGGAGATGATGACCAGGCTATATACAAATGGAATGGAGCAGATCCAAAATATTTTACAAAGTTCTTTCCAGGTCGGAAAGTAAAATTAAGAAAGACAGAAAGATTTGGTGAAGCTATACATCGATTCTCTCAAGTAATTAGAAGAGGGATAAGAGATAGTGAAGAGAAAGAGTATCAACCAGGAGACTCAAAAGGATCTGTTAAAAGTTATTTGTCATTCAAAGAGATACCTTTCGAAACATTAAAAGAAGATTGGTATATCTTAGGTCGTATTAATGAAACTGTAAATGAACTTAGGATGTTAGCTAAGGATGCAGGTTTATATTACAAAGACAATAGAGGTACTAAATGTTTTGATCAGAAACAATGGGAAGCTATCAAAGCTTGGACAACAATTAGTAATAATAAAAAGATAGATAAAAGAGCAGCACGAAACATGGTCAAGTATATTAGAGAACTTGAAGACCCTGCTTATAGATTAGATAAGTTCTGGAGGAATGAACCAGATCTAAGAGAGTATGACTTTCAAACTTTAAAAGAGTGGTGTGGTCTAGCATTAGAAGATACACAAAAAAATAAACCTTGGTATTGGATACTGAGAAGAAATTTTAAACCAAGACAAGTAAGACACTTCATAAGATTGTTAAGAAGATATGGACAAAAAGAATTAGATAAGGATCCGATAATAACAATTGATACAATACATAGTGTCAAAGGTGGTGAAGCAAATCATGTTGTACTTTATAGTAAAGGTAACTACCCATCTGATTATGCAAACAAAAACAAACAAGAAAAAAGTGATGAACGTAAGGTTTGGTATACCGGTGCAACAAGAGCAAGAAAAACTTTACATTTATTAAGAACAGACTATAAGTTTAACTACCCAATTGGGTCAGACTATTTAATCTATGTCCAGGAGAAAAATGACAAATAAAGGAATGTTTGATGAAGCTAAAGATGCAGATGAAAAACAAATTGGAGGATCTCACTACCAATCATTTATTATTCAACCGTGGACTTTTATAAGAAAGAATGGTCTCAATCCTTTTCAAGCAAATGTAATTAAATACGTATGTAGATATTTATTCAAAGGTAAAACAATAGAAGATATAGATAAGATTATTCATTACTGTGAATTAGAGAAACAACATTTAAAAGAAGAAAAAAAATGAACGGACTACAACTTACGTTAACATTTAAGAAATCAATGTGGAACACGCCATCAGAGTATAAAGATTTATCTGGTGCAACTGAGATAGCAATTGACTTAGAAACTAGAGACGATGGTATTAATGAAAAGCTTGGAGCTGGTTGGGCTTTAGGTAAAGGAGAGATTGTAGGTTTTGCAGTAGCCGTTGATGGATGGCAAGGATACTTTCCGTTTGGTCATTTAGGTGGTGGTAATATGATACCTGAACAAGTCAAAGCATACATGAAAAAAGTTTGTAGCTTACCTTGTGCAAAAATATTTCACAATGCTCAGTATGATGTAGGATGGTTAGAAGCATCTGGGATCACGGTCAACGGACCAATAGTAGATACAATGATAGCTGCAGCATTAATAGATGAAAATAGATTTCAATATAATTTAAATAGTTTGTCAGTTGATTATCTTGGAGAAATAAAAGCAGAAACAGAATTAAGAGAAGCTGCCGCAGCACATGGTATAGATCCTAAAGCAGAGATGTGGAAGTTACCTGCAGAACATGTTGGATATTATGCAGAGCAAGATGCAGTGCTTACATTAAAGTTATGGCAAAGATTTAAACAAGAAATAAGAACTCAGAGTTTAGAAACAGTCTGGGATCTAGAACAACAACTAATTCCTGTCTTGATAAAAATGCGTCAACGAGGAGTGAGAGTCCAAGTGGAATTAGCTGAACAATTAAAAAAACAAATGTTGAACCAAGAGAAAGAAATACTATCGGCCATAAAAAAAGAATCAGGAATAGAAGTAGACATTTGGGCATCACGCCAGATCGCCAAAGCTTTTGACAAAATGAAGTTAGATTATCCACGAACTGAAAAAACAAAAGAGCCTTCCTTTACACAAAATTGGTTAATAAATAACAAACATAAACTAGCGCAGTTAATTGTGCAAGCCAGAGAGGTAAATAAATTTCATAGCACCTTCCTGTCATCAATATTACGATACCAGGTCAAAGGTAGAATCCATGGAGAGATACAACAACTTAGATCAGATTCTGGAGGAACTGTATCGGGTAGACTATCTATGAGTAACCCAAACTTACAACAAGTACCTGCTAGAAATAAAGATCTAGGTCCTAAGATAAGATCACTATTCATACCAGAAGATGGCTATCAATGGGGCTCATTTGACTATTCACAACAAGAACCACGGATGACTGTACACTATGCAGCATCTATTGGAGAGAATGGTTATGCAGGATCTCAAGAATTAGTTGAAGCATACAAAGATAATAGCGCAGACTTTCATCAAACAGTTGCAGATCTTGTAGGTATAGAGAGAACTCAAGCTAAGACTATTGGCCTTGGCATAATGTATGGAATGGGTAAAAATAAATTAGCATTATCATTAGGAGTTACTAAGGATGAAGCAGATGATTTAATTGAAAAATATAATAAGAAGGTACCTTTTATTAGAAAACTTTCTGATAGATGTAAGTTAGCAGCAGATGAGAAGGGTGTAATTAGAACTAAGAAAGGTAGAAAGTGTAGGTTTGATAAGTGGGAGACTAGAGACTTTGGACTACACCAGGCCGAAACATTTGATAATGCAGTAGCTAAATACGGTAAGGATAATATTAAGAGAGCCTATACATACAAAGCATTGAATAGATTAATTCAAGGATCCTCAGCTGATCAAACAAAACAATCTATGTTGGATTGCTACAAAGCAGGCCACCTACCTATGCTACAAATACATGATGAACTTTGTTTTAATATTAAGGATGATGCTCATGCAAAAGAGATCAAAGGTATAATGGAAAAATCAATTGAGTTTAAAGTACCTTCAGTAGTTGACGTTGGATTAGGAAAGAGTTGGGGTGATGCTAAATAGAAATTTTCCCCATGATAACAAAGACTTAATAGCTTATGCAGCAGGATTGTTTGATGGTGAAGGTAACATTAATTATGCACAATATAAATGCAAGAAGCCAAATGGTAAGACTTATTTAAAATGGAATGTAGCAATGGAAGTTGCAATGACAGATTTAGATTGTATTAAAAATTTTTATGATATTGTAGGAGTAGGTAGTATTCATTTCAAAGGAATAGGTAAAGGTTCACTTGGTAAGACAGATCAATGGAGATGGAGATGCTCTCATCAAAAAGCATTACATCTTGCAAAATTATTTTTACCTTACTGTACTGTTAAAAGAGAAAGACTATTAAAAATTATAAACCACTATGAGTTTATTAAGCCGAAAGAATCCCTAGGAAAAAAGTTTAGTTTTTTAAAACCTAATAAAACTTAGCCTGTTGCAGCTAAGAGTTCTTGAACATCCTGGTGCTTTAATTCATTTCTAAGAGATTTAATTTCACTCTCAGTCTTTAGCATTTCAGTAGTACATATTCCATTTGTCATAAGACTAGCTGACCAAGCATGCTCTTTGTGTTGAAGTTTTTTAAGCAACTCCAATTTTTCTTTACTTAACATCTACGATCTCCTCGTATGTTATGTGGATTCTTTTATTACCGGTGAAGCCATCATTGATAACTTCAGCAGTACCGTTATCCACGTTTTCTGACACTTTCAATATCGCTTCTTTACCATCGGCTGCTTCGACTACTTGGTCTACTTGCAGACCTCCCATGTATGCTTTGATACGATAAGCTGTCATAAGATATTATAGGATATTTCAAAGCTTTGGTCAATATCCATGCCCTGACTGTCAATAGCATAACAAAATACATCATAAGAGGCCATAGAGCCCCCTAATCCTTCGATCTTACGTTTTTGAGCTGTACCTATAGCCCTTGCCATAGATCTGCATTCTGAGGCATCTGAGAGGTTATCTCTGAGGTATTGTCCACACTTTGTCTCTCCACTTGGATAAGTTAAACAAAATGATGTTAATAAAATAAATTTATAAACCATAAGATCTAACTACTTATTTTATAGTGTTTGTCAAATAATCTGATTTTCTTTGCAAGAAAACTTAGTATACATTTCGTATTCATCTACTGTTACTGAGTTCATTTCTTTTAATAAAATACTTGAATAATCATAACCAAAATAAATACATTGATGATAAGTGTCAAATTCTGTAATTGGGGTCGAAATAGGTTTACAGGCATTTCCTGGAATGCCACTACAGATCACCATTAATAATATAAATTTTGACATTGACTTTTAAAAATATCCCATATATTTAAGATAGCATAATAAAAACAAACCAACAATAGAGGAGACAAAATGGCAATCATACTAGAACCAAAAGGAGTTACTACGAAAAGTAATTCAACATCTGATACACAAGATGGTTTATTACCATTAGGGCAAAAACCAGAAGGTGAATTAAATTCATTAGTTAGAATGCAAAATGCATTTAATAAATTAATGAGCACGATTAAGTTACTTGATGAAAACATTAAGAAGCTTACTGAAGAAAATAAAAGACTCAAAGATGCTTTAGGTATTACTGAAGTACAGGAGCCTTTAGTCTTAACTGAAGATATGGAGATTAAAGATGGACATCAATAAATGGAAGTCAGTAGCAATTGCTTCTAAGGATTACAAAATTCTTAAAGCACTTTGTAAATCAAAGTTTAGAGCTCCAGGAGCTATGGTCTCTAAATTATTGAATGACTATGTA